CGTATGTGGTGGCCGATCCTGCTGGAGTATTTACTGTCTGTTGAATGCCGCTGTTTGCGTCCCAGATTCTCAGAACACCTTGCTTGGTAAACTCAACGAGGTACTTCTCTTCGTCGTCTCGGAAGATAGGAAACCAAGTGCCATCAGAGACAGCATTATCAAGCTTACGAATGCCCCGAAGACCCGGACGCTTAGCCAGACCAAAGGTAGGATCTGGATAGTAGTTTGTGCATTTTCGCAGCTGATTTGCTGCCTTGAAAGCATCAGGCTGCTGCGATACCCCACCAATCAAGTTTGGTATTTTCTGAGAAACGGCAGCCATTAGCGTGCAATAGTACGGAACGGAGTGTATGAGACGTAGAAATTCTGACCACTTTCCAGACCAAAGATATTGACTTCGGAGGTGCTGGTATCGTAGGCCAGACAGTTGGATCTGAGGATGGTCTCATCCTGTGCATTGAAGGTCACCATCTCCTCAGAACCAAGTGCTCGTCCAGCGAATACTCTGGTGGCTCGTTGCGTGATGTAGTCCTTGAATGGTTGAGGAAGGTCTTCAAAGTCAAAGAGCCAAACCACATCGCAGTTGATGGTCTCTCCAGGAACAAACTCATAGGTATGGGCCAGCTTATCATAAAGCTTCCCACCCCGCAATACCGTCTGGTATTTCTGAGAGTTAGCTGTCTTGTTATCCGTCAAGGACAGTACATCTTGAGGGATTGCAATTTCCCCGTTTGTGTCCGCAGTGAACGGATAGTTAACTTCGGTGTTAAAGTGCCAGCCCTCGCCTTGAACTTCTCGGCTTACAGAGTCAAGAATAGCCAGCGCAAGAGCCAGTTCAGGGTTAGCCACATCAAGGCTGACCACTGGTGCCTGCCCGATGCCATTCAGCATTTGGTTAATTGCTTGGAGTTGAGTCGTCATGTTATCGGACAGGACATTAAAAAAAGAGGGGCTAACCTTTAATAGGCTAACCCCTTATTGAACCTAGTTTTGGCTAGGATCAGGCCACGTTGCGGAAGGCACCAGCACAGGAGACGCGCACAGGACCAGCGCCATAGGCCAGGCGGCCCACGATCACATCGCCCTGATAGATCACCTTGGTGTCAGCACCGGTGGTCTGCACGGAGGGGCCAATGGCCTCCACCACACCAGCAGCATCCCGATGGAAGATCAGGCCGCAGGCGTTGGTGAAGTCGGTAGCGATACCGTAGTTGTTGTTCTCGCCGGTAACGGCGGCGGCATCGATGTTGGCGCCAGCAGCCGAACCATACTTGCCCAGGAAGGGGATGTTGTTCGACTTGTAGATCTTGATGCCAGCGATCTCGTAGAGACCTTCGCCGCTGTTCAGGCTGCCACCAGAGGCGCCATACTCACGGTTGAGGATGTTGGTGTCCACCTGGCTGATCAGTGCATAGTACTGGCGAGGGGACAGCACAGCAACACGACCATCCTTAGGAGCAGAGATTTCATCCAGGCGAGCGGCGGCTTCGAAGAAACCATCCACGAGGGCCTGAGCATCATACTCCTTGTTGGCGCCGAGATTGATACGGAAGCCACCAGGCTCGCCGGTCACAGCAGCAGTCAGGCCGGAGGCACGATCCAGAACGCGGAAGATACGGCGATCATAGAATTCAGCCAGGCTCTGACCGATCTGACGGGCGATGGGGCCACGAATGTCATACTGGGCCAGGGTCTCGTCGAGGTTATCAACGAACGCAGAGGCAACCAGCAGGTCGTCCATTGCGATGGTGGTCTCAGCAGCCGGAGGGTTGCCGCTACCAAGGATCGCGGTGCCAGGGGTGTAGTAGCCAGCCTGGATACGACCGGTGTGGATGAACTGGGCTTCCTTGCCACCACGCAGGGTCCGGTTCATCACCAGGCCTTTTGCGATCGTGTTGTTGCGGAAAGCTTCGTAAACTTCGCCCGTAAAGAGCTTCAGAAAGAGAGCCTTCTTGTCGCCAGCCTTATTAACCTGGCCGAGTTGGGTAAGAGTTGCAGTCACTTGATTAAAGGAAAAAAGGGTTTACTTGATTCCTAAGTACTTAGAATTTTGTCCGGATTAAAGGTATTCAGTTGTTGATGCGTCCCGTTGTATTGGTTATCCGACGCATCGGGCCAATACTCCAGTCATGACTGGGTTTTTTACGAGGTTATCCCATCCTCAATAGGCAGGGGGACATTGCAGTCCCCACAATCTGTTAGATCAGATCGCCGCTTGCAGCCAGTTTGTTCTCAATGTCAATCCGATAGGCTGGATCATTCCGATAGCGTGGATCAGAGATGGCGCGGGCCAACTCTGCTTGAGATCGGAAGCCCTGGACGGATTGTTGTTTAACGGACTTACCTGAAACCGTCTTGCCTTCAAACCCAACGGCATCCTTGTACCGCTGGTTGAGAGCCTGAACAGCAAAGAAGATGGCATCCTTGTTGCCGGTGTTGACTACGTTATCATACGCAGCCACCTCAGCAGGAGTCAGATTCTCCGCAGCCCACGAAAGGGTTTCTTTGTAGGAGTTTTCCCCACCAACTGACTTAACAATGTCAGCTGCCTCTGCGTCTGAGAGGGGCTTACCAGCGGCAAGAGGGGCATTCTTTTGAAGTTCTAGGTATGCCTCGATAAGTTTTTCGGAGGTCAGTTCCTTGAGCTTCTGAAGCGTCTCAGGCTTGATCTGATTGTCGTTGCTGTAGTATTCTTCGGATGCCTTGAGAAGGACATCCTTTTCTACAGCCAGCACATCCTGAGGAGCCTCTTCCGTAGATTCAGCTTCATCCTCATTGCCGGATTCGCCTTCAGTGGTGTCGTCTTTCTGGCCCAACTTTTTCTGAAGTTCCAGATAAGCCTTTTCCAGATCTTCTGCTGACTTGAATTTGCCAGCGTAGTTAAGCTCTGCCTCCGAATCCTTACGGGCTTTGTCGTAAGTCTCGCTTTGAATTGCTTCCTCTTCGTCCTGAAGGCGGCTGCCAAGTTCAAGGAGGCGGGCCTCCTCTACTTCACGAGCAGCAGTTTCAGCCGGATCGGTTGCATCAAATGTGAGTTCAGGCATAATGATTAGTGGATGACGAGGGTAACTTTGCCGAGGCCAGGAACGATAATGCGGGGTCGAGAACCAATCAGATTGGAACTGACAGTATCAGCACTGACAGAAGATGTTCCAGCAGTCTTATGACGAGGGGTCAGTTCAGTTGGAATGGATTCCTCACTGACCGACTCCTGCTGGAGATCCTCCGGGGGTTTGCCCTTGGCCGAGTTGCGAGAAGTTGGAAGCGACATTACTTAGGGATTCAATTGCTTGAGGATTCTTGGAAGGATCCAGAAGTGGAGCCTTGGCAAGATTACCTGCTTGGCCAATGAGAGATGCTTGAGCACTCTGTGCGGTCATCTGTGATTTCTCAACGTTGCGTTCTTCTTGGGTCTTCACCAGTTTCAGCGTATCAATGCCTTGAGCAGCAGCCAATCGCTTGATTGCTTCCTCTGGATTGATAAACGTCATCATCATTTCTGGACCCATGGATTGGCTGATTGTGCTCAAGAACATCATGAGACTTTCACGATCTTGACCACGGCCAATGCCTTCGATGCCCGCAATGACGGTTGGATAGACAACCCCCTTGGGCAGCTTAGGCAGATCACCAGAGCGTTGAAGAGTGAATAGTTTACGTTGGAGGTAGGGACGAAGCAGTTCGGCTGTCAGATTCCCATAAATTCCCCCAAGTTGTTCGTTGAGTTCCTGCTGGGTGGCGCGAATTTCTTCAGCAGTAGTGCGTTCACTCTGCCTCACAGTAAGAATAAGGAATGCTTCACTCAGTCGTTGTACCAACTGGGTGATCATCTGGTAAGCAGACGCAAAGTCGGCCTGCTTCTGAACCTGAACAGCCGTAACATCTTCAGCCCTACCTTGAATGATAGCACCGTTGCCAGCCTTTGCCAGCGTTGAAGGCTTAACGGTAGCAGAAGGAGATACCAGAAAGACCACCTTAGCAGCAGCAGCAGAGCCCTCAACCATGGCCTGCATCAGACCTTCGAGGGACTTAAGATCTCCGAGGTACTCTTCAATCCTACCACGACCATAGTCCTCACCATCCACTACGTTGAACCGCAGGGGAAGCCAGGGGCTAGTAGATTTGGGGGCCTTGCCTTCGGATTCAGGCACCACCTCTCCATCTACTTCTTGCCGCCAACGCCACTGTCCATCCTTGAGCTTGGCCCAGGTATAAACAGCAGCCTCGCCTTCACCAACATTTACGTCGATGCTAGGGGTGGAGGCATTGTCACCAGTATGATTGACTACTTTCTCTTCGTGTTGGAATTGTTCTGGAAGGAACTGTCGATCAATAGATTCAACCGTAAGGATCTCTGTGGGTTGACCCTCTCCATCACGGACGACCACAAAACGGTCAAGAGGATACAACTTCACACCCTTCGAACCCATGTATACCAGGACATTCCCGGTTACAATCAGATGCTTCATTGCCTGGTGGAGGATCACTCGATCCTGTGATTCGGCAATGTTTTGCATGACTACCCGCTCCATTTTGGAGAGGCTCAAATCAATCTCTGATTTGATTGTAGCATCAAGATCTGGATTCGAGGCCAGCTTTCCGTCGTTGATCTGAAGCTTGAAGAACGTAGCTGTTACTGGAAACAGGCTAAGCATCAGCTTCGAGGCCATGACGTTAACGCCTTTGGCTCCGATAGATTGCCAGGGGGTAGGAAGCTTCTGCCCATTCACCAGACCCGTTGGGGTGAGGAGATATGGAAGACTTAGAGCTGCACAGTCCCTGGCGGTATCGAGGAAGATCGTCCGGTCACTTGCCAGTTTTGCGTATCGGGAAGCGGCAGACGAGGATTCCATTGTTACTTACCAATGTTGAGGTTGATGCTGCCACCGGAAGTCTCCGGAGCAGAACTTGCTGCGGCACCAGCAGTAGAAGCCGAAGCGGTGGGAATACGAAGCCGACCTGGGCCACGAGCGGCAGCACTCTGGCTGGAAGCACGCTGGCTCTTGGAGGGACGGATCGTAGTGGGGGCGGTTGAACCGCCTGCCATAGGGCCAGTAACCGGGGTAGGAGCCGGTGGGGGCGGCGGTGGCATCTCCGGATACGGAGGCATCTCCGGCATGGGCGGTGGGGAAGGAGCCTGGAAGCACATAATTACACCTTTGATTTGAGGTAACGGATGATTTCAATACATCCAGCCATCCTACCGGATTCCCACGCTGTCATCTCGTGGTCTGGGTAGTTGTCTGGATACATCTCATCGAGTTCAGCAATGAGGTTCTTAAGAGAAATACTCCCCCCAACCACACGGGTCAGGGGAAGCAAGTCTGGATCTAAGTAGTTGTCAGCCATACTGAGGGAGGTCAGTGTTAGATGCCTCAAAGAATGCTGGCATCCTGGCACGTTTGGTATCGGATAGGCCTGGTGCCTTACCCCGTTCATACAAGGAATCAGACTGGTTCAACCAGAAGTCCTTGTCCAGATACTTATTCTCAGACGAGGACAGCCCATCCACTACCCATCCAACAGTCGCTCTACGAAGTCGATTGAGGCCTGATGTGGACTTGAGGCCCAGCTCGGAGCAGACCATCGAGTGGACAGCGACGTGGGTTTGTTCGTCTCGGCTGATGTCTGCTGCTGTGGTGCGGATGCCGATGTCTCCCGTGAATCGGAAGAATGGGAGGATGACGAAGAAGACACTACGTTCAAGGATGGCAGCTTTCAAGAGGGGATGTTCTGGTGCGTCGAGCCATGCCTTGAGGATGTGCTTGGCTTCAGCTTCGAACTTATCGTTGGAGCCGTGAGCCGCAACAACATAGTTAAGAGCTTGGTCGTGACGCTCTTCATCCAACTGATTAGATAGCAGAGCTTGACGTACACCAGGAGTATTAGGTAGCTCCTTTTCCAGCCCCTGCTGTAGGAATTCTCTAACAGGCAGTTCGAGGTGGCGTAGACCAAGGGCACGGTAGATCGCGTCTTCGGCACCATCAACTAGCTTGCCTTTCTGAACAGCAACTGGAGTCCACTTGCGTTTGCGGCTGATGACTTGATCATAGGGCGATAGTGTGGGGTTCATTCTCCGCAAGGAATACAAGGTTCATTGTCGGGCTGAACTTTCGGGCAGCCACAATCCGGATCAATGTCTGTTTCAAAGTTAAAGAGATCTTTGAAATCATCATTTAGTGCAGCCAGAGCATCGTCCTTGGCCTGCGTATCAGGCATCACCTGAAGAGCATAGTAGAGAGATGTTTGGGGTGAGTCCAGCCACTCCTTGAGGAAGGCTGTGTCGTAGGTTACTACATCGCTCCAGCTGTTGAACGAGTACCCATGGAACAGCAGTGTATGTTGGAAGAGTCGCACTATTCCATCAACTACCCGCGTGTAGTTATCCCAACCAACTTCCGCAGCAATTTCGCAGTCGTCAGGGTAATCGTATGACTGAACCCCAAACGTTCCCGAATCACGATCGACGTGACGGCTAATAGGAGGAGCCAACTCTGGAGTGGCAGTGAAGCCCCTAAGATCGATGTTGCTGTAGCTGCAAGAAGCGGTAGGAGCAATAGCGAACGCCCTGTCCATCTTGGCGTGGCGGGCGATCTGTGCTGCTGCTTCAACGGCCTTGGCAAGTTCCCCAACGAGTACATCGGCGGGGGAATTTTGTGATGCGTGTGCGAAGTAATCATCTAAAGCCTGACCAAATTGTTTGTAGGTGACTTTGTGATAGGCAAGGAAGTTAGCCAGGCCCAAAACACCAAGTCCTACTTGTCGGTCAGTTTCAGGAGGCAGATATTCTCCAGTATCTCCAACTCCTGTCTTAGCATGAAGTGCTACCAGGGACGACATGCCCTCGGTAAATGCTGGCACCAGCTCATCAATGTCGCAGGCACCAAGATTGATATGTTGTAGGAGGCAAGTACCACGGCTGGGGAGGTAGACCTCAAGACATACATTTCCGTAGATACGCTTACCGTAGGCATCACGACGAATCTTATTCAACCAGATGTCACCCTTCTTGATACCATCAAGGGTAGCTGCAATCAGTTCTGGAGAAGCATCCTCCAAAAAGTGACTATCAACATTAAGGCAACGCTTTACCCAAG